CGACGCCAGCCTCGACGTCGGCGTAGGCAGTCACCCTGCCCGCTCTGCTGGTGGCGTTGGGGTCGATGATGGTGAGGATCGCGGCGCCTTCCTTCTGCTCGTAGTGCCCGAGCTTCGTGGCGTAGTCGTCGTAGGTCTTGAACCCCTTCACCCGGATCATGACCGGCACGTTGCCCTGCGCTGCCATCTCCCATTGGGACACAGCCCAATTGTGCTTGTGTCCACAGACGAGCAGGTCGATCTTGTCGCCTTGCTTGGCCGTCTTCACGGCACCGTGCAAGGGGTTCCACATTGAATTGCCAGGAAAGTCATGTGCGGCATTCACGCGGATCTCGCAGCCGTTCTTGAACTGTAGTACGAACCTGGCTTCCCAGTCGTGGCATACGATTTTCTGGGTCTTATGCTTCGCAGCCATCTGCGCCAGGATCTCGGCTCCATCGCCCCATTGGTCGTGATTCCCAATTAGCCACAGAAGCCACTTGATGCCGCTGTCCAGCATGAACCAGCTGGCCAATCGCCTGGCGGTCTTCACTGACGTGTCCTGCTTGGCGTAGAGAGCAGCCAAGCGCCCCGCCCAGTTGTTTGTAGTATCGCCGATGTTGGCGCCGTAAAGCCCATGCGTTGACGCACAGAGTTCTGCGTACCGCTTCAGCATCGCCCAGTCGCAACCGTTGTCGTCAATATGCGGGTCGCCGAACCACANGATGCCAATGGGCTTGTCATCANTGACCTTTACCGGAAACCATGTGTGCGCTTCGTAGCTCTCAGCCCGCAGCTTCGACCGCTCGACCATCAGGTCGATCACCCGCTCNATCGNAATGTCATCAGCCGGGAAATCTGGAAGCTCTATCTCAGATTTTACGGAACCAAGCCCTCTGACCTTGGCTTCTTCCACCCATCTGCGAATTGTCTGGCGAGGAACGCCAGTCGCATCAGACGCAGCCTTGAAGCTCCCAAACGTCTTGACGTAATGCAAACCCTTTAGGCATTGCTCGTCTTTAAGGCGTGATCCCGTGGCCATTTAAGACTTGCACCGTTTGCGAATGTGATCCCAAGTCCCGCCGCGTTTTTGGCAATCACGCCACTGGGTCTCCAGATCAGGCGGCATTCTCTTTGTTAGGTATGGAGCAGCAGATTTGACAATCTCAACAGCGATGCCAAACCAAAACTTTGGACTTCTGACAACAACAATTGTACCAGCAAAGACGCCGAGCAGCAAAACCAACAGCAATGCTGCATCGGCGAAATTCATCACTTTGCAATGCTCTTGACAGCCGTATTCACTCCGCTGCGAATGAACATTCCCATTGCAGCGGTTACACACAGATTGATGGTTTCTGAAATTCCAGCGTCACCAACCAAGTAAGCAGCGACAGATCCAACAATCGTTACGCCGCCGAGAATATAGGTCCGATAGCCCTTCAGCATTTGATATTCCTTAGATGTATGGTTTCTTTCGTGGTAGCTGCCAATGCGGCGCATCTGGAAACGATTTCCAATCACCGCCCCATTCAAGAGGCACGTCTTCTGCTCGTGCGGCAGCCCAAATAAATGGCGCGAGCTTGTGGTAAAGCGGCCAGTCCCATCGGGCCTTGCCATCGACCAATGGCACAACATCGACAGCGTGCCCTGTGATGTGTCTTGATCTCAAGATTTTGGTGGCACCGGCTTTCAAAAGTTCTTTCTGTCGCTCAAGCGTCCTCAAGCCCTCAACAACAGCAAAATCAACTTTTGTGATTTGTGCGGCCCGCTTAATCACCCGAACCAAGTCTGGATGAACACCTTTGAGCCTGGAAAGCGATGTAGACGATAACGTCAAGCGTGCTGCTCCTTTGGTCCGAGCTTTTTCTGATGGTGCAATGGACTTGGGCGTCTGCGCCTTACAATCCTTTTCCGCCAAGGCTTTGCGTTGGCGCCGGATGTTTTCTTCATTGATTGTTTGACGGAAGTTTAGGGCTTTTTGACCACCCTCTTGCCGCCCTCATAACGCCCTCGCAGAGCATCATTGCTGTAAGTCCGACTAAAAATCCCACTGCATGTTCTGTGCCTGCTTCAGCAGGAACAGGAAAATTGGCAGTCGCCATCTTATAGACCGGCGTTGTGAGGTATCCTGCTGTCAGGCTTCCGACAACAACAGCCGCGACAGCAGAAATCCAATCGTCAAATCCAGACAAAAACGCCCGAACAGTGCCGCCAGCAACACCAGCGATCAGGTGCGTCAACTTGATCCCGATAAACCCTTCAATCGGGTCCATGCGTCACCCTCTAATTGTGCGCTTGGACCCTTATTGAAGCCTGAACAGAGCTTCGGGCAATGTATTTCCAGTGATTTCTAGTGAACTACCAGCCCGCCATTGTCGTGTATTTTTCGCCAAGACCATCGCAGTCCGCCTCAAATTCGGCTTTCTGCTCTGCGCTGTAGTTCCGGCGCTTTACTATCTTGAACGATTCGATTTCGCCATCAGCGTCTATGACGTTTTCCAGCCACAAAGCCTCAAGCGTGTTCGTCTTGATGTCATGCGTTACGAATGCAAGTCTCATGTGATCCTCTATTAAGCGTTTGACCCGCGTATGATGGCAAATGAAATGGTAGGCGTGTCAGATGCTGTACCGCCAGTTGTCCTAAACGAAATCTGAAATGAACCAGCCGCAACTGCCGTAACGTGCAACTCATATAGATTTGTTCCAGTCCTTTGGTTCAAAACAATAATGTCATTTGTTCCGACCTTTGAGTTGTTTACCGTAAACGATGCCCAAGTTGTTGAACCCGCAGCCGTGAACAATGTGATGCGTCCAACAGCCGAATTGATCGAAACGCTGGTCGTTCTCGAAGTTGATTGCGTGGCAGCGGCACCAGATCCGGTCCCGTATCCAAGCCGACCGCCTCCGGTATTTATGATTTCTCCGGCGCTGTTGATTGTCAGTCTGTCAATATGTGACGTTGAGCCGTCATCTGTTGTGGCAAAGACAATTCTTCCAGGCGCGTCTGCGCCAGATGGCGCACCGTCAACTTGGTATTTTATAGACGCGGCAATTCTCCATATTGCGCCGTCGTATAAATATCCTCTCAGAGCTAGAATGTTGTCATCCAAGACTGGAGCTGTAATTGTTGTTGTATTACCGCCTCTCGCCTTGTAGCCATCTATGTTGCTTCCGCTGGCACTGGTTACTTGATTTCCAATTGATATTTGCGGGAGCGTACTGCTTGCATTCCAAACAATAAATTGATTTTGTGTTTGTGCAACTGCTGCATCAGCCACTGTTTTGGCGTTTGCGTTTTGAATGATATAGGAAGCGCCAAGGGTAAGAATACTGTTTTTTGCATTTAGCGTTGCATTGTTTGCAGTTCCGTCAGAACCAAATGAGTATGTGTCAGTCGCATCATCAAACGTAATGGCGTCTGCTGCCGCTACATCAAAGCCGTTAAACCGCAAGGTGTTGGAAATTGGCTGGTATTGCTGAACGCTTGTTCCACTATACGAGACAAAAACGCCACCAGTTGTTCCGGCATATCCAGAAGCTGCGCCAAAATGAAAGGAAGAAGAAAACGCGCCATACATTGAGCTGGAGCTGATTGACGATGCCGGTATCGCATCAACTTCAAAATGTAGCGCGGCGTCTGGCTGAGAAATTAAAATCCCAGCAGCATCCTTTTTGGATGCTTTTTTTGAAGGGTAAATGCGCAGTCCATATCCAAAACTCGGCGTCAGCAGCAATCGATCATGCACTGTGTCGGCATAGTCATAGTTTGTTGACAACTGCGATTGCCTCCATTCGCCGTTGTATGAATTGTTGAAATTGATTAGTGAATATGGGTCCGATCCGAACACATTTACCGATGAGATCGGTATTATGTAATAAGTTCCAGCGTTTAGATATAGCGATTTTTCAAGGGTTACTGTTGTAGCTGAGCAAGAAATATAATTGGCTTTTTTGAATCCAGTGACAGTTGTGCTTGCAAGAATAATTTGGCCGCCGCCGGATTTCAAAAATGATGTTGACGCATTTATTGTGAGGCTTGATACCGTTCCTGTTGCCGCCACAACTGTCGTAATTGATGCTGTTAAATCAATGATTGTTGCTCTTGAGTTATACCCAAGAGAAAATGCGGCCAATCCTGTAACGCCAGACAACTCAGAATTATATGAGCTTCCAGACAAAACATGTCCCGCTGTGTAGGAAAACAGATCAGCATTTCTGTTCTGGTTAATCGCCAGTGCTGATCCCCCAGTCCTTCTAAACAAAAATTCCGCGTTATACGTAGTGTCTATAATGTCTCCGACTGTGTAGCTATCAAGCGTAATACTTGGAAACGGTTGAGGTATAATTACGTCACCGGAAGAAATCTTGTATTGAAGCCCGCTTACGCCAGTAAGAGAATTTGACGTCTTACCAGTATATCTAATTTTTCGATTATCAAACGCCAAAGCGCCGTCTCCAGGAGAATATGAAATTGTGTCGCTAGATGTTGGCACTCCTCCGTTTTTTGACAGTACAATTGCTGCGCCAGATGGTGGAAAATCTGTTGTATCGTCAAGATAAACGGTCGTTGTAGTGTCAATATTTGCCGGTTTTGCTGTGTCAGTGGTAACAACAGATCCGCCATCTATGAGAACACCTCCGGCCAGTGTCTTGCCACGGAGAGCGTTAGTTTCAATCTTTGAAGATGTAATGGCATTTGCTGCGATTTGTGTCGCAGATATTGATCCATCAACAACAATGCTTCCGTCAATTTTATTTGGAACACCAGACAGTTGCGCAGATGTAATGTAATCTGTCGGATCGATTGACGACACATAGGCGTATTTTACATAATATGTTGTAAGCGGAGTGAGGTTAGTTATCGTTACAACTAACGACTTACCCTGATACACCAAGTTGGCTGCGCTAGGTGTAAATCCGCTTGTCGTTGAAGCCCACACTATAACGCTGTCCAAGTCATCACGGCCTGGATCATCAAGCGTCAAAATCAACGACGAAATAGAAGCTGTAAGTGTTGCTGGCATTATGTGATGCTCGTCACGTTGATGGAACCAAGGGCAGAGGCTGATGAATAATTGCCCGACTTGTCGCGCATTCGGCACGCGACACGGTAGGTTATTCCCGTTGTTGAAAATCTCGGGCTGTCAAACGTTCTGAGATCCACACTGGTTGATGTTGTCGCGCTTCTGATGATTTTACAATCTGGGTCTGTCCAGAAATTGTCTGTCGATCCACTTACAACTGCATTAGGCGTATCATCGCCAGATGTTGCACCAGCCCTGACTTGCCCAATTCTAAATTCGTAAGCATCAAAATCATTGGGAGTTGCCGGTGGGTTGCTTACAACGAAATTGAGATTTGACGCTTTTCTTGTCACAGAAACAGTTGCTGTCGCCATAGATGCTGGCGGGGTGACGTCATGAATGAAGCTGCGAGCAGTGGTTGAGTAGTTCCCTCTGGCGTCATAGGCTTTGATGTAAAACGTCGTTGCGGATGTTGCGGATACGCCATTCAGAGTGGCAGCACTTGTGGCGCCTTTGTAAAGATACCCAGCCGATCCCCAGCTGCTGTTTGCTGAACGTATTTCGTAGCCAGCAATCGGCAGAGTTCCAGCGGTACTATCCGCCCAATCAACACCAAGAACGATTTTAGATGCCGCGATTTTGTTGATGGACTGGGTTGGAACCGGAACAGTGCCAGGAGATGAGACGGTCAAGCTAACGGACGCCGAGGTGGCTGAATACAGCCCTGCGCTGTCATAGGCTCTGACGTACCATGTCCTTGAAGTACCAGCAGAGGCTGGCGCAACCTCAATTTGTGTTGCGTCTGTCCTTGCTAAATATCCAGACCCACCCCAGCTTGTGTCTGACGTCCTGACCTCATAGCCCAAAACGTCAATTTCCGGGTTTTTTGTCCATCCAATGAAGACCTTGCTACCATCAAAAGTGGTTGTCAGATCAGCCACAGCATTGGGCTTGTTTGTTCTTCCGACAACTTGATGCGAAGAAGTCGTCACCCACGGGCCTGTCCGCCCATCTGAGGCAACAAGCCTCAATCGCATCGTGTAGTAGATGCCCTGCTCAACGTCTGAAAAATAAATGGGCTGGCCAATACGGGCAGATCCGCCATCTAGCCACACACCACTTGAAAGGGACGATGTTTTGATGATTTGTCCCTCGACGTTCTGGACCGACTGCGGAACCCCGGAATTTGGAACTGAATAGGTTACTCTGATGCGATAGCCATATTGACCGTTGCTTAAAACCTCCATCACCGTTTCGTCCGATTTAATGGATTGAACAGTAACAGTTGAGGTGATTACGGATTGAGACAACGATGGAGGCTTTGTGATTTGGCTATCAAAATTGGGTATGGCCTCATTGTCGCTGTCGTAAACTGATGGCGCATAATCCACCAGCGTCAGCCTTGCCGTCATGTTTTCCTGAGGCTCAACAGCAAGCACAAGACAGTCAACGCTCTCAGCATTGAGTGTGCCAGCCATGAACAAATTACCAGCCTTACCTTGCGTAGATGTTAGGCTGGCAGTCAGTGTTATGTCGGAATACAGTCCGCTCTGAGGCTTGGATGCAATTGTTCTTGTGACATCGGTTCCGTCTTCAAGCCTGATCCTGATGGTGTACTGCGTGCTTGCATCCATCGGGATCGCTTCTGTCAGCTTCAACTGTGTTGCACTGACAAATTCCTTGATGCGGCCAGACGCTATACCCCACATTGGCACGTCGTGCGTCACCTTTACCCTGTCACCTCTCTGGCAGATGAGATGCTCGATGTCTGCATTGAGTGTGTAGGTCTCTGGCCTCAATTTTAATTGCGCCAAGTGAAATCTGGCGTGTTTATAGATGGCCTTTTTTGTGGTCACGCCGGGAAGCGTAAGAGCTTCAAACAGTGTCGCATTTGCTGATGTATAACCGTCATTATAGACGATCATTTCATCAGCCTGGTAGCCACGCTCGGAGTTGTTGAACTGAACACGAAAAGCGTGGGGAAGTTTTGGGTATGCTCTTGCACCCTCAAAACCCCATGAGTTTGCCGGCGTAAAAAATTGAGAGACGGTTGAGTTTGTCTTGTCAACAATCACTGTCCATTTCCCGTCCCGCAACGCAGGACTTGCTCGACCACAGGCAGCAACGTCTCTTAACACTTCAAGAATGCTTCTTTGATCCACAACCAATAGATCGCACATGAACTCATTTGTGCTGCAGTAATTGTGCCAAGAGGCGAGAGATGTTAGATCGATCAGACTGTCTGAGATAGCCTGTGCATTTGCTGGATGCTGCAAGATATAACGGAATAGTGACGCCGGGTTTCTGGTCGGCCTGTCAACCCAAGACGTTCCGTTCCAGTCCTTGCAGATGGAAATGCAAGTCCCGTTAAAACCATCAACTGTGCCGCTCAATTGTTGCGAGGCCCGCACACGAATTGCAGTCATTGCCAAAGGCTTCGGTGCATTTATGGGCTTATTATCTGCAAATCCGGTGGCGGCGACAACGTAAGCACTTGTCAGATGCGTTCGGTTGTCGTTTACATCATTCCAAAGCTCATCGCTGCGCGTTGTTCTATAGACCCTGATTTCATGCGTTCCAGAGGCGACGTCAAATTCAACGTTCTTTGTAAAGGGCTTGAGATTGACAGCCGTATATTTGACGTTCTCTGAAATTGCCCTGACGTAAGTTGCGGCAGCAATTGTTATGTTTCTGCCTGATGTCGTAAGACCGGCTCCAGTTATTGTGAATGAAGCGTCCGGCCTCTTGTCAACATTTGACGCTGTGACAATAGAGTCGCCCTTGACAAGAACCCTCCACAGTTCTGTGCAATTACCAGGAACAGTCGGAAATCTCGTAAATGTTGCGCTAAAACCAGTTTGCTCTGCCTGCAGGCGGGCAAGAAGATTTCCGCTGGGATTTGCATCTTTGTTATCGGTCAAAGAACCGGAAAGAACCGATATTTTGCTAAACTCATCAACAACGACAAAATGCCACTGGTAGACTTCTTCAAGCTGCTGATCGTTGTTAATATTGAAAAACGCCGTTGGAAGGCGAATTGTTTTTTCGTTGCTCTTGCTTGAAACGTCGCCCCAGTTTGTGATCGGTGCAAGCGTTGACGAGTTAAGCTGCCGCACCTGTAGAACTGCACTAAAGTCATCATCAACGTATTCGCCGACTTTTTGCGATCCTCCGGTCTTGAAGGCTCGAATGCCGTTTGGAAAATGAAGCGAGACGTTAATGTTTGACACATTTCCGCTTATCACACGGGTGATCGGTTTAGAGAGCAATCCCTTTCGATTTGTTCCACTTTGCGCGACGTATGTAGACGTCTGAAAAGTAAATGTGTTTGCAGTTGGAACTGATGCAATTTCAAACCATTCTGATGTCAATTCAGAATACCAAAAGTCACCAACACTTGCGCCATGATTTGTGCTTGTGATTGTGACAAGTCCGCTCGCGTTTCTTGACCAATCATAAGTCAATTGCGGAGCAAGCAGTTGGAAGTTTATAACCTCCTGCGTTGTGTCTCGGGGATAGATGTCGGAAAATTTGCTGTTCGTTTCACCACTTTCTCCGGTGAGCGTGGCGCTTGAAACTTCGTTCAAATTCTGAATTGGAATGTCTCCAATTCTGATTTCTGAAACTTGCAAGGGACCATAACCCCAGCACAAAACAGCCCTGAGATAAGAGCTTACACCAGTTGTCTCGACATAGTTTTGGGCAGCCAGGGGCGGCGTATATTTGACTTTTCCAAGAACAATGGGAATGGCGCCGTATGGGTTTGGCTGGTTTGAGCCGCCTTCAAGAATGTTCTGTTTCTTTTCGTCTGCTAGTCCCTTGTTGCCTTCTTGACGAACAGGAAACAGATAATTCACCAAGAGGGCGCCTGCGCCAGCTATGGCGGCAGTTGCAAGCGCAGTTGTTGTCGCGAGGCCAAGGCCAAGGAACAGGAAATATGGGGCCAGAATTGGAGCAAGCAGCAAAGCGCCGACCAAGACGCCAATTTTCAGGACGTCTCTAAAGACGTCTCCTTCTGCGATTGCTCTGTATTCAACTCTTTGGCCCGCAAGCGGACGAAAATCTTTCCAGCGTTCCTTCGGGACATCAAATCCGTCCACGGTAATGATCGCAGGAGACCTGGTGCGCTCGGCTGGCGTGCAAGTCTGAATAAAAATCCACTGCTGGATTTCTGCCAAGGTGAGACCGGCTGGCACTTTCCCGTCCAGACGAACGGTTCGCAATGGATGCGCCA